GCCTGACGCTAAACCAAACCATATTGTTATCGCCCAATCGTATGTTGATGAATCATCAGACCATATTCTTGCTGTCCCGTTGAAGATGGTTGAGCAAATAAAAATCTTGTCTTAGGGGTTGACAGCCACCCCAATCTGCTATACAGTATTACAAGTATCAAATACGAGAAGGGAACATATGAACATCACATTGCAACGCATTACTAAACCTACACACGGGGAACAAGACTGGCTAGACCTCAGATTTTGGGATGACCAGAAACGCAAACGGGTATCCGCATCAGCAGTCGCCGCCATCTACGGGCTACACCCGTTCGTGCCAGCAGACAAATATGCAGCCGAACTATTAGGTGACGTACCACCATCACCGATACCACCGAACCCTGCAATGGAACGAGGGAACCGTCTGGAACCGTTCGTGTTGCAATGGGCTGTAGACAAAACAGGTATCCCGTATCTCACACCAGAGGAAATGTTCATCGCAGAAACACCCGAAGGTGCACGCATGATAGCCACCCTCGACGGACTCTACGAGAACGGTGATGAACGCAAAGTGTTGGAAATCAAAACGATGTCACGTGAATGGGAAGGCGAACTGCCCGACTATTGGCGTCTGCAAGGAATCCAACAAGCCATCTGCGCTGGTGTGAACTTCATCACATGGGCAATATTTGACTCAACAATGGTTCTTTACATCCATGAGCAGAAGATAACCGAAGCCGAAAAGCAGGAGCATTGCGACGCCGTAGCAAAATGGCTGACATCCATCGACCTTGGCATCACCCCAGATGGTGTGCATTGGTCGTATGAAACGATTAGCACCCGATATCAGAAGCCGACAGGGACAACGGTAGAACTGCCACCAACAGCATCAGAACTAGTGGAACAACTAAAGCATGTAAAGAAGGAATTGAAAGCATACACAGAGATGGAAGACAGATTAAAAGCAGAACTGTGCGACATGATAGGTGCGAACGAGTACGCCACCGTGAACGGCACAGTCATCGCCACATGGAAAGGCAGAACATGGGCGAGCCTAGACATCAAAGCAATCAAAGCAATGGAACCAGCAATAACAGAAAAGTACAGCAGGAAAGTAACCAACAGAACACTTCTCTTGAAAGGGGAACGAGCATGAAACTAGAAGATATCCTCACCGAATACGCAGTACCAGACCCATCAATCGTAGGCAAACTACCGAGAGGCGGAATCCAACTTGACTTCGTAGGTCACGCAGAAATCACACGCATCCTCATCGCCATCGACCCGATGTGGTCATGGGAACCATGCGGATGGGTGAACGGCAGACCAGCAATCGTAGAAGTGAACGGCATGGCAGTCATGTGGGCACACCTCACCATCCTTGGCAAATCAATCCTCGGTGTTGGTTCGGTGCGTGCAGATAAACCTGACCTAGATAAAGAACTTGTCGGAGATTTCCTACGCAACGCATCTATGCGCTTCGGTATCTGTTTGTCACTCTGGTCTAAATCAGAATGGGATGACAAGTCAGCAGTAGCGGGGAAGCCACAAGCAGGCAAGGCTGTGGCTTCCACCGTGACTGACGACACAGCACCCTTAACCAAAGCACAAGTGAAACAGTTCGTTGATGCCTGCGAAAAAGCAGGGCTAACACCTAGCGCAGTCGCCGAAAAAGCAGGCTTGAACTGGGCTGGACAAATCCTACAAAAAGACCTATCAACATTACGCACAGCGTTCACCGAAATGAAAGGCGTAACCAATGGCTAACTATCGGACAGTAGACCCGACAGGTAAAACCCGTTCAACAGCCATAGTCGCTTTGCGTTTAACAGCAGACCAAATGGAAACAATCAAACAACTATGCAAGAAACGTGGTGTCAGCAGAAGCCTTCTGTTCCGCCAACTATTAGCAGAGGAGTCGGCTCGTGTCAAAGGAACGCGCTAAAGGAACCAGTTTCGAAACGTTCATCGTGAACTATCTCGCACAGTTCTACCCTCATGTGGAACGGCGAACATTACATGGGATAAACGACAAAGGTGATATCGCTGGCACAGACCCGCGACTTGTTTGGGAATGCAAAAACCAGAAGGTTCTCAACTTCTCAACATGGTTACATGAAGCACAAGTTGAACGTGACAACGCTAAAGCAGAACTTGGAATAGTTGTGGCTAAACGTCGCAGTTACGGCAACCCAGCAGACCAGTATGCGGTCTTAAGACTAGAAGACTTGATGACCATTCTAAAGAAAGCAGGATACTAATGGAAGACATAGCACGAGAACTATACGAATGTTTAATGGAACGCATCTACGGTCTGAACCAAGCACCAGTAAAACTTGGGGCGTCACCACGTGAACGTCAAGCGATGGATGCTTTCTTGAACCGTGGCTACGAGACAGTAGCAACCAATGATTGAACGCACCGAAGGATACCAACCATCACACGACATCAATCCGCATGACTTCAAAAAAGATTTAGCATTCGGACATCAAGGCGAAGAGATTGTTAAACAGTTTCTTTCCGACTTGAGCGACGGAGCATTCGAAGTAAAGTACGACAGATTCCGTAACGGAAGAATCTTTGTAGAGTTCGAACAGAACCCACGAAACGCAGGCTGGAAGCCATCTGGTATAGCAGTAACCACAGCGAAATGGTGGGTGTACATGTTCGCACCCAACGCTTTCTGTATAATAGAACTCGGCAGACTTAAACGATATTTGAAAGCGAACAAAGAGACTTTACAAATCAAAGTCGCCGCACCCAACTCCGACAATCCAGCGAAAGGATTCCTTATATACCCACAACAGGTAAACGAGTTGATGACCACATCCACATACGATTAGAGGATTAATGTTTAAACATATACTTGCCACAGCAACAGGTTTGCTGTTCTTTGGGGGAACTGTTTCCACAGCGAAAGCCCCACCACCTAAACCAATTAAAGCAATGCAAACAATTGAATACCAGTTAAGGGAAGCGATACCTCAACCACCGATACCAGCCGAAGCACTCCACCCAGAATGGTGGGGGTTGGCACGGGAAGTAGGTTGGGCTGAAGACCAGATGCTCACCCTCGACTATGTGATTCATCGCGAGTCACGAGGGCAAACTATGGCGTTCAACAAGTCTGACCCTAACGGTGGTAGCCGTTGCCTCATCCAAATCAACGGGTCATGGACACGATGGCTACGCGACAAAGGTGTCCTAACCCACGCAGATGACCTCTACAACCCTCGTACATGTCTTACGGCAGGGCTAACCATCTACCAGTACGGCATAGACCGTTACGGTTTTGGTTGGTCGCCGTGGGCTATCAAACGCCCCTGATATAGTGACTGTATGAAGGGCGATAAGCAAACCCGATGGTTCTGTGACCGTTGCGATATGACCTTAACCACCTATGTACGGGTGTCCGAACCCCCGTTGCATCTGTGCGACAACAAAGTCTCTAACAAAAGAGAACCAATAATCCAACCAATGAAAGAGGTATCCAAATGAATAACATAACAATCGTAGGGAACGCAGGTAAACCTGTCGAACTAAAATTCTCGCAAAGCGGGATGGCTGTAGGCACATTCACAGTTGCCACAACAAGCGGTAAAGACGACAAGAAAGTTACCGTCTGGCACAATGTTACTGTCTTCGGACAGATGGCAGAGTACGCTGCTGCATCCATAGAAAAAGGTAGCCGAGTGATAGTCGCAGGCAAACTAGACATCTCCACCTATGAGAAAGATGGGCAGAAGAAAACATCCAGCAAAATTCTTGCCGACGAAATCGGATTAACTTGCCGATTCAACCCAGTCATGGCAGACAAAACGGTGCAAGTTGTAGCGAAAGCACAAAACGATTTTGGTAAGATTGGATTCTTGCAAGAAGAAGAAGCATTTTAGTGGACATAATGGAATTAGATTTTGAACAATGGCTAGAAATCGGTATGCGTAGCGGATGGGTGTCACCACCTGTCTGCTACACACACGACGGTCTACCAACTTCTATAACAGAAGACGCAGAATTCGAAGACGGCTCAGACCCGTGCCTTCATATCATGCGCTGTTACGAAAGCGAAGCACACAAAGACGCCATAGAACTGAACTACTCGCCAGCAGTATGGAGAAACCCTAACCATGATTGAAGATTGCAACGGCTCAGAAATACTGTTAGAAGCACACTCGCTAATCACAGGCGCAAGACAAGCACAGTACGCCCACCCATTAGAAGACTACACACAGGCACGAGACATCTTCGAAGGCATGACAGGTGTGTCGCTCACAGTAGAGCAAGCCATCTTGTTTATGGTTGCAGTCAAACTGTCTCGTCTTAGGACAGCAATCGCTGACGGCGGATGGCATCATGACAGTATCGTGGACACAGCAGGCTACATCGGTTGCCTGTCAATGGTTCATCACGCTAAGGAGAAACAATGAAAGCAAAACTTTGTTCATGTTTGCCTAACCGATTGTTGCCAGTTAAACCTGTGTGTGGGGAGAAGTTAGATGACTCAGAAGAAGACTGA